TAACAAGTGTAGATTTACGTACCTATTCGAGAGTTGAAGCAGTGCTTAGAAATATGCAGATAAAAGGAAGGGTCACAGATTAGTAATCTGTCCTTCTGGCCAAAAGCATGCCTCTATTTTTAAGCAATACTGTGTATAGTACTTCAGTATAATGTGGGCAAGTAAATACTGTAAAAACGGTTTAAACATATATGTTCCGTAACACAAAGAATACATTTTATGACGGTGGTAAGCGTTAGTTTCCGAGTTTTTCTGGAAGCAAGTTTACTTAACAATATAAACTGCTACCAACTAAAAATTTTTAATTCATTTATGGTTACAATTTAATATTTACATTTTAAAGTTTACAAGAGAGATAATAAATATTTACAATGGCTAATTCAAAGATGCTTTACAATTCCTATGAACTAATTACCCCTTTGGGGAATTCTGTCTCTGTTTGCTCGAATGAAGTTCGATGCAACATTTGCAAATTAATTTTTAAGTCAAAAAGAGCTTTTTATAATCATACACAAAACAACGGCTGTCATGGCCAGTGTGATTTATCTTGCTTTTGTGACGAACCCCTCAATAATCATTTCTGTAAAATGCTTGGCAGTTGTCGTTGTGCTTTTTGTGGTTTTTCATTCAAGAATGTCGAAAGTGGAATTAATCATTGCATGAATTCTCATAAAGATGGAAGTTTCTTTAATATTTCTGAGTTTTTAATCTATGATGATCTCACTCATGTCAATCCTAAATTTGATGCTTTGCCTGAAGCTCAATGTACTTCTTGTAAGTCACATTGGAATTTTGGCCAATTTGAAAAGTGGTGGAGTACTGGTGATAATGCTACAAAACGCATGTTAACACGAAAAGTTTTGATTCAAGGACATTTGGAGTGTTCTATTTTAGAATTAATTTCTATTCGTGGAAAATTGATTGCTTGGAAGAAGAAACCCCAAAAACACAATGCAATTTATTTCGATATAACTACAACTATTGGAATTTTGCAAGTTCATTTGGACAAAAGTCAAGTTGATTTTCAGAAAATTTATCGCAACATTGAACCCCTAATTAAGAATTACCCTGTTTTTGATTATTCCTGTTTTGATCATTTCCCCCAATGGAAGAAATTCCTTCCAGAAGCTCAAAGTTTGTTTGACATTAATGTTAATCATAACATTAGTGTTCAACCAATCATTGATCAATTGTCGTCTTTGGCACAATCTACTTTCTCTGGAGATAATTTGAGAAAGGTTATGTCATTGATTACTAAGATCGGCATTTGTTATGCTTCTGGTTGGAATTCCACCATTATTGGTTTGTCCCTTTTGGATTTCTTTTTGAATTTTGATGTTCCCATTGTTGATGCAAATGAAGCTGTCCGCATTTTGATTTCTTGTTTACCCCTTGTTATTGCATTATTTATTGGCAGAAATTCACAGTCAAATGAAGAAGATATTGTTTCAAAGGAGC